CCTCTCCAAGTTTTGCGACTATGCCGAGGTTCTTTATCGATTCAATTATCTCGGCAACTTTGGTGAAAATCTCAATTCCCTTCGCAGCTGCAACAACAGCCCCGACCCCGGCAGCAACATCCTGCAGCCAATCAGGAAGCCCTTCGTACAGATCAGACGCAGCGGAAAACGCCTCTGTAAACGCCCCCCATATTGCTTCAGCAATTCCCTTCCAGTCGATGTTTTCGAAAAACTCTCCTATGTTTTCGCCGATTTTCTTCCAGTCAGCGTTTGCAATAGAATCGGATACTGACTCAAGCGCACCTATCAGGATATCGGATATTGCTTTTGCCAACGCGCCAGCATCAATATTCTCAAGGAAGCCGGTAATCGTGTCGAATACGATAGTAAACTTGCTTACCAGTATCTCCCCAAGATTCTTCCATGTATCCTCGCTTGATGTATCAACATGCAGGATTTGGTTTACCAGATTTGCAAACTTCCCGCCGAGACTATGAAAATCGAAGTCCCGGATCACATTCCCGAGGAAGTCGATTGCGCCTTTAAAGGCGTAAGCCAACTTCTTTCCAATTCCTTCCCAGTCGATATCATCGACCATCTGATTGAGCTTTGCTGCCAGTTGTCTGCCGGCTTCGCCAAAATCACCGTTTTTGATGAGGTCAGCGAAATCCTTCATCCAATCGGGCACGTCAACATCTGGCAGCAAAGCACCACCTGCTCCGGAATTATCCTGGAGTAGATTCAGTTCGTCGAAACCGGCAATCGTCTTCTTCAGATCTGAGCCAGACTGCTTTGCCTGTTTTGATAACTGTGAAGCCGTTTTCCCAGTGACACCAAGCAGTTTCAGAAACGATAGCAAGTAAGAAACAGCCGTCGTAACCCAACTTACAACCTGACTGATAATCGGGCCGAGTAGGTTTCCAAAAGCCGTCCATACAGCGTTCATCTGCTTTGCAAGGAGCTGATTCTGAGACATGAAGGTGCTGACTGCCTTGGTGATTATCTGGTATGCAGAACCTACACCTAGGATAGCCGGGAGTGCGCTTTTCAAAGATCCGCCCATTTTGCTGGCGCTCTTTGACAGTGATGTAATTGCGCCTTTCAGCTCAGCACATCCCCGTTCAAACCCCTTCTTGTTCATATTGACAACAAGAGTGATTACATCATCCACGCAGTCAGCCTCCCTTCATGTCGTTTAATCAAGCAGCGAATTAAGCCATTTTTCGTTTTCTTTCTCTTCTTCTGTGAGCTTGCGGCGAATATCAACCAGATTTTTATTAGCGGAATAGAACTCTTGCTCCCACTGCTCCAGCTTCTTTCCTTTCTTCCGCTTATTCCGAATGGACAAAACTGTACTGTAAGTACATTCGCCCATTTCCATAAACCACCCAAGGAAAGTCCACCAGTGAATTCCCTCAACAGAGCGGATTTCCTTTCCGGCAACACGGTTGATTGCTGGAATCAGCAGGTTGTAATCCTGCTCAAAGTCAACTGTCCTGACGCCACCGGAGTCCTTTTCCTCCGCTCCGTTGTTCATAAACTCGCACATAGCCTCGAATGCCGGCTTATAGTCTTCCTTTCGGAATGTTTCGAAGTTCTCATACATAATCCAGAGAGTTGCATAAACCTTCTCGATATCTTCAAGTTCAGGGTCATTCATCGTCGAAATGATATCCAGAACCGCCGTATACTCCCAGCGGATAGGCTCGTCCCTGCCGTTGACGCTGAGCGTCGTCGGAAGGCCAAACATTACTGTCTGCCCTTAGCGTGCTTTCCGGTTTTGTAGCCGTGCATATGCTGCTTCATCCGGACGTTCACACGCTTTACCTCAGCGTCGAACCGCTTGGAAATGTATTTGCCGATGGCATCGTATACCTTCTCGCAGAAGAAAACGCCACCCATCGGCGTGAAAATATGGGTCTTGCTGAAGAACGCTTCTCTGGAATTGCCGTTCAGGACGTAATCCATCAGCTCAACCATCTTATTGCCCGCTTCATTCAGAATATCGACAGATGTACTGTCTTCGCCCTCGCCATCCTGATTGATGTTCGCATTTATCAGAGGCGCAACGACCTTTTCGAACTGGTCAGCAACCTCGTTGTATCGGTTCACAATGTTGACATCGGTCGGGTAGAACCGGAATGTACCGATTCGTTCCCCAAACTGATTCTGAATCGCCACTTCTACGGCACCATCATCAATGACAATGGAATCCATGTTCTCGGTTGCAACAGGAACCGTATTTTTCGTTTCTTCACTCATAACATTTACCTCCAGTTATATGTTCCCTTTGTTTGAACACGGGGCAGCGCTTAGGCCGCCCCGTTGCCTTCTTCACTGTGTGATCTTCGTCGCCTTTTTGGTGGCAAGGTCAAAGTTGACCTTGTGGCGGTTGCCATTGTTGTGTACCTGAAACGGAACCTGAACGCCGGATGTATCGCCGCCAAGGGAAGACGGAATGACCTTGCAGCTCTCGATGTACGCCCACAGGACAGTGCCTTCCTCATCCATAAGGCCATCAACTCGGGTTG